CTTCAAATGGTGACAGAAGTTCTACGAGACAAAGTACGTGAAGAACATGCCGCTGGAATGACTGTCAGCAAACTTGCCAAAGTTTCTAACGTGACCAGGCGAACCATACGCCAATGGATTGAATAGAAAAACCCCCCGAAACGTGTGTACCGCGTCGGGGGGCTTTCCAGAAAGGAAACAAATGAACAATGCAACTATAGCATCATTGGCAGCTTTCGCACAACATTGCTTCCGCCGGGTCGATGGGGCAAACAACACCATCAACAATTTCTAAATCTTCCATTATTTCCATTAGTTCTCCTCCACCGGTACACGATCGTATTGAAGCATTGAAGTGAGCAACGACATCAAACCTGCCAAAGCTGACACGCTCAACAACTGTATTACATCAATCTGTAATACGCCAACCACACCTGCTGCGGTTAGGGTTGCAATAGCTGTTTGAGCAATAGTTTTTGAAGCTCGTTCACCGGCATAAGACCAGTATTTTCTCCACTTATCCATCTTGATTCTCCTTAATTGATTTGTCTTCCCATACTGCCGCGAAACAGTATGAGGTTGTTATCAGAGTTACTAACGCTACACCACCCGTTATCAGGTCGCTAGTCGCACTGTCGTTGTTCATCAAAACCGCTACGGAACCGCTAAGAAGCATGAGTGAGCCAAGAGTAAAGGCAGCAAAAATGTAGCGCCTGCGAATCTTCCATGACGGTTTCATGTGAGGATCGCCACCATCGGGCTGATGATTGCGGCCAAGAACCCGAAGATTCCGATTACCTGCCACATTCGGCGCTCCAACGCCCTTATTCGAATCTCATGGTCGTCAATCTTTGCTTCCGAGTCGGGCAAAGAGTTAGCAATCTTTTCTAGCAGTCTGCCTTGCCGTTGCACTTCTAAATAAATGTCCCGCATTGATACCTTTACGCTAGCGGTTTCAGGGTGTTCCTCGGTCATTGCTCCCCCAGAAAATCTACTGGGTTCACAGTGTCACCCCACTTGGCAGACCGGCGAACCTCCCAATGCAAATGTGGCCCAGTGCTTGCCCCAGTGTTGCCGGAAAATCCTATTGGATCGCCCTCGGCAACCTTCGCCCCCAACGTTAAATGTGAAGCCTTCTGCAAATGATAGTAAACAGTGTGGATTTTGTTTGCATGCTCCAGAATAAGCGTGTGACCGCCCGAATCGCTTTTGCCCTTCTTCACAACAACACCGTAAGCTGGTGCCGTCAACTGTGTGCCGACCGGCAAAGCCACATCAACCCCGTGATGAAAAGTGCGCTTTTTGGTTATCGGGTGAATTCTGTTGCCAAAAGGTGATTTTGCGTTGATCGTGTAACCGTCAGGCCATGGTTTACGAAACTTCATTAGTTACTCCTCGATTGGGGGGCAAGAAGAATCATCACACAACAAAGGGTTGTCGTTACATGCGCAGCATTTAGACATCAGCCACCTCATTTTCAACCTCTACCCAAAGGCAAGAATCCTCATCCAAAACCCATTCGTCTTCTCCCGGCTTGGGCGAAATGAAAGCATCCCGTTCTTCATCATAGGTGTAACCGATACCAGCATAGTTTTTGCGGAAAGCTTTGGACTGGTCTTCAGAAGTTACGCGGTTGCCTTCCTCGTCGGTAGTGTAGTGAACACCGCCGAGAGTGTTGTAGGAAGTTTGCAAACACCGTTGACCCCTAAACGCACCATAGTATTCTTCCCAAGAGGTCACACCCTTAGCAAGGTCATCTTCGTCACGCCCGGTAATAACCTCAATCACAAGGTTGTCATCGTCAATAAATGCGTAGTGTGCCATTAGTTCCAAGTCACCGTATCTGTGCCAGCCGTTATAGAAATGATTGTGTCGCTCCCGGAAGTGCTGGTTGAGCTAGTCAAACCAACCCCGATAGTTGGGTTCCCGTAGGCGGTTGGAAAGCGGAGTATTACAAGACCTGAACCGCCGGCACCCGAAGCACCACTAAGCGCGCCACCACCCCCGGTTCCAGTGTTAGTTCCGCCAGCCGTCGTGTTGTTTCCGGCCCCACCGGCAGCCCTGGTAACAGCGCTTCCTGTAATACTGCTAGAAACCCCAATTCCGGCTGTTGGCAGGCCACCAGCGCCGCCGGCACCGCCACCGCCAGACCCATTAGTGTTAGTTCCAGTTCTGTTTCCACCATTGAAACCTTGCCCAGCAATACCAGTGCCACCCAAAGAGGTTGTAGCGATACCCTGACCCCCACACCCACCACCAGAACCGCCAGACCCAGTGTTCGTTATTTTGTCTTGCGTTCCTGGCCCGCCACCAATAGCAGAAATCGGGCCGAATGAAGAAGTTGCCCCCGCGTTTCCGCGTCCGTTGGCGGAAACAGAAGCGCCGCCAGCACCAACACTTACAGTATAAGCAATTCTGCGCACAGCATTAAAAACGGGTTCCGCCGAAAGACCACCGCCGGTGTTTTCTCCAGCCCTAGAGCAACGATATCCGCCACCGCCACCACCACCGCCACGGTCCGAACCGTCACCACAACCGCCACCACCGCCACCAGCAATAATTAAATACTCAAACGGTACATTTCCGCTAGCAAATTCGTTCGCCACACTGTCATATTTTTTGAAAGTCTTGATGGAACTATTCCGCATAGAAGTAACAGCCATTAGTTACCCCCTTAAACCGTTACTTCAGCACCGAACGCGTTGAAAGACAAGCGTGAAGCAGTACCAGCAGCGTTCACCGACAACACATCGGTAGCATCCATCGTCAAACCCAATGTGAGAGTGGTCGAATCATTCGCAGCAATCGGCACATCGTAAGCCAAATAATGTTGATCCGAAATTGCCGCACCATTAGGTCGCACAGCCAAACGGAAAGTCGTTGAAGCCGTACCCCTATTGGCCACAATCACAGTAGAAATCACAGTCTCAGTGCTAGCCGGAACCGTATAAAGGGTTGTCAATGTTTGAGCCTGAAGGTCAACCTGACCCAAAACCTTATAAACCGTAGCCATCTTCTTATGCTCCCATCAAAAGGAAAGTTTGCTCGAAACCGCTAGCGCCCCCAGCGGAAAAATTCGTCCAATTACTACCAGTATAGTAGGTCAACGTATCCGTATCCCGCATGAAAGCAAACTGGCCTTCCACCGGTGTACCAATCGCAGACGACCGTGCGGCCGTACCAGCAAAGGTCGCAATGACCTGATCGCCAACATAAGTGTTCATGTCAGCAGCAGTCAAAATTTCATTGACCGACCACGTTTTATAGGGCATAAGTAATCCTTACCAGCTTAGAGTGCCTACATCTAGTTTACCGAACACTGCATCATCAAGTATGAGAGGCGCGTACCTTGTCTCATCAAACCCAAGCTCAACTGTGTGAGAAGACGTTTGAATGTTGTGACTGATTTCGCGCACTTCAACGTAACGCACAATTTGTGGTGGAATGTTGTTTGGCGTGAACCTCATTTCACAAATGTCACCAATTTCTAAAGCAAGAATCAAAGCTTGATTAGCGGGCGACTTGCTTTCCAACGAAATACTCACGTTGTCAAAACGATACTCCGGGCGTGAAAACAAGGAAGCGTAACCGACAGCGAAATCAACAAGGTCATCGTCGTAAGCCAACTGTGTTTCAGACACAACAAGGTCACGAATACCGTAACTCTCTTGCGAATCAATATCAGAAGCAATCGCGGTCCCACCATTTTGACGTGACACTGTTACACGGTTGAACAACAACTCTGACCCATACGTGATAGCGATACTGGCAACAGGGATACCGCCCTCACCAAATTCCACAAGGTCGGCTGAAGTTGGTGCCTTACGCCGATCGCGGAAAGCAAACTTGCCATCCCGTGTGACAAATACGTAACCAGGGTCAGAACCGGCAACATTTTGCAAATACTGTAAAACATCTGTATCTTGTGAAACCGGGTTAGCCGCCAAATCAACCGTGCCGGTATCCAGGTCACGCAAAGTGGAAGGCCAATCAATCTCGGGTCTATCCAACACCGCATCAATACGATTGCCGGGTTTCTCAATCGAAGGCGTAAACGCGTCAAGTGTTTGGTTAGCCATAATACTCAACGCATCGAGAGCTTTAGCAACCGCAACAGAATCACCGTTTGATTGATAATCTAAGTCCCAGTCTTCAACCCACCCTTGAAACACTAATTCACCACCAGACGTGACACGGATTTCACGCCTAGGCACAATCTCTGGGTAATACGGTGAAGCCTCAAACAACGGGTCAAAAAACCGGTTGTGATTGGTAAACGTGACACTACACTCGCCTGGCGGGAACTCGCTCAAAATAGCTGATTTACCGCGTTGAATATCAACAGAAATAACCTGATCTGTTACATCATAAAAAAGGGTTCCCGCAAGACGGTAAATGTCGTTATCTAGGCGACCTTGAATTGAATCGTCAAGTTTAAAAAAGGAACCCACAGGATTTTCGGTAAGGTCAAAACCGATTTCTACTTTAAGTGTTGGAACTGCCATTAGGGAACACGTCGATTCACTTGGCCCGGACGATTAGTCGTAACAGCACCGGAACGGCTTGCGGTAGCCGTCAAACTGTTTTGTAGCGTTCGTGGCGTGATAGCCGAAGTGTTGATGTTGTAGGTAATTCGATTACCGGCACCATTGCTTCGCCCCGTAGCAAAAAAATCAAAGCCACCCGTGCTTTGTGGAACACCGGAACCGGCAATACTGTTTAAAGCAGAACCAGCGCCAAGTGGACGGTTAAATATGGCCGGTGCGGGCAACGCAAATTGCAAACCTTGGTTGCCCTGAGCTATTGTGCTGATTTGTCCTGCCGTCAAACCGCCGGGCAATCCGCCACCACCACCGCCGCCGCCGCCACCACCGCCACCACCAGAACCTCCAAAGTTCATGCCCCCTACAAAGTCTTCAATCCGGGGCATACGCGCCATAGCGGCCTCAGCAGCATCAATAGCCGCATTAATACCATCAACAAGAACCTGCTCAAACGTGGTTGTGAAAGCTTGCGCAATCGACTGAGCAGAAATCTCCAACTCGCCAGCCTGATCCTCCAAACCAGCAACAATGCCATTAACAAAGTTTTGACCCTGACCAAACATAACCTGTGCGGTGTTCTCGCCAAGCTCAGCACCAAGAGTGTCAAGCTCTTTGAACAAACCATTAAGTTCGCTAATGGTTTCGGAGCCACCCTCAACCAAAGCCTGCGCGGTAGCGCCACCAGCCTCAACACCAGCCTCAACAAGCTGGTTAAACAGCATCGGGTCCAAACCAAGGGCGCGTAGCGTCTTCAGGTTCTCGACAAACTCGCGTGTACGCTCAACAACCGCACGGTAGCTCGACACAAGTTTGTCGGCCTTAGAACCGGCCTTTTCAATCGGTTCAACAAAGTTAGTGATCAGCGCGGTACGGAACTCTTTAAGCTGCCTACCGGCCGACACGGTGCGTGTCGCAAAGGCAACAATATCAATACCCTGAACCTGCTTTTCAACATCACCAAAGAGGTTTACAAGACGGCCACTGGCCCGGATAGAACTTTGAACCGAATTGATAAGAGCTTCAGCGGCGTTACGGCGAGAAATAATCTCATCACGCTGGCGTTCAATCTGACGCAGAACATTAAACTCGTCACGCGCATACTGAAGAAGATTGTCATAAGAGCTACGCAACAACTGTTTGTTGTTGAACGCATCCTCAAGCTTCTCCTCAATGGAAGCAAGGCTATCTACCGCGTTACGCTCAAACTCTCCGAGAGTTTCTGCAACCGACGGGAGAATTTCAATCTCTTTCGTAAACTCAACCAGGGCATCACGGGCGGCAAGCGCGTCTTCCTTAAACTTGCGGAAAGGCTCCCCGTACTCCTTCTCCCATTGCGCCATTGCCTCGTCAAAACCAGCGGCCGTAGCGCGGAACATCCGTTGCACATCAGCAACGCCGGCCATACCGCGAGACACAACATCGCTAAATACGCTTTGCCAATCTTCCCCGGAACCAAGGATTGCCGAAATAAGACCCTCAGAAGCGCCGAGTTGCTGAAGTCGAAGCTTTGCCTGCTGTTTGACAATCTCATCATTTAGCTTCTTGTAAAAATTAACAACAGCATCGGTGGCACCACCGGCGGCACCAGCAGTATCGCTCAAAGAGTCGTTTAAGCCATCGGTTGCTAAACTTACAGATTCAATGCCCTCTTGAGCCTGTAAAAGCTCATCCATGTCGAACATTTCTTCAATAGATTTGCCAGCGTCCTCGGCCGTCGCGGTTAATCCAAACAAGTCTGTTGCGAGCATTACAATTCCCGCAATCCAACCAACCACAGGCAAAGCAATAATTGAGTATTTGATTCTCTTCAGGGCGAGATCAGTAAGGCCAAGCGTGATGTTCGTCGCCATGGTTGCGTCACGGATTGCGTTCATTACGGCAACGCCAATACGCAAAGCGTAAAGACCGGTAGCAACCGCGGCGACAACCTTAGCCAGGGTTATATATAATCCAATGTTGTTAACAATGTGTTCCGCGATTCTTCCCATGACCGCGGCCGCCATAGCAATAGCTTTAATAAAATCAATAAAAACACGAGTTATTTGTGCGCTGTTTTCGGAAAAAGAATTAATTAAAGGTATAAGGTTTTGAATTGCTGTAGCAAGAATTGGTCCAATCGCAGTCACCAAAGGCTGTAACGCAAGAGTCAGATCGCGCACAGCGGGCAACATTGCCGCACCAAGAATCTGCTGCATGTTCTGGAAAGAAGCTCTCAGAACATCCTGGGCAACCCGAAGGGTATTGGCCTGACGCTCGTAAGCGCCCAAAGAATCGCCAGCACGCTCCGTAAACAATTCAAGACGAATAGTGGCGTCAGCAAAACGCTCAGCGCTACCCGTAAGTTTTGACAACCCACGCTCAAGCTTGACGCCCTCAATTTCGGACTGCTTCATGGCGACACCGAACTTTTCAATCGGGTCATACTCACCACGGAACAAAGCCGTAATTGCCAGCAACGACTCTTGCACGTCATAACCGAACGTCAGAGAAAGATCAGCGGCAGCCTTAATTAAAAACTTGGTCTGCTTGGTAACTTCGCCCATTGCAAACCCGGACTGCTTCAGCACCGAACCAATAAACGTAGAAGCCTTGGCGGTCTGAGCCATAGACATACCCATACTGGACATGCCCTTGCTGAATTCAACCATTTCACCGGTTGCAGAACCAAAGACAGACTGCAAACCGTTCATGTTGACCTGAAGGTCACGGCCCGCATCGATAGCATCACGGGCAAAGTTAGCTACAAGTTGACCGCCCTTGAACGCGGCAAAACCAACCGCGGCCTTAGCGGCGGTATCAGCGAGCCCACCTAACTGATTACTAAGACGCTTAGTGTCCTTGATGGCCTCCTGTAAACCCTTACCCTTCGTGCCCAGGATAACGGCTATAGATAACGGTCTTTCTTTAGCCATGTTTACGGACCCAACTCCCTGTTAGTCAACTCAATATAATTGCCAATGTTTTCAGCCAACTTTTCCCGAACTGAAGGCAAAGACTTTTCGACAGACGGGTAGGCCTTACGGGAAGCGCTACCGCCCCACCGCGAATTAAGCTTATTTACCATTATCTCACCCTGGCTGGTCACAGTATGACGACGGAAACCAGGTTTACTATTCGGTCCGTAGCTATTCGCAAACAAAGGGTTCGTATACACGTACCAGTCCGTCTTGGTACCAGCAGGCGTCTTAAACTCACCGTTACGGGTAGCCATATCAGCCATAATCGTCGCAGCAGACCGAATAACCAAACGCAAAATAGTTTGATTACGCATACCCGATATGACCTTGTTGCCGGCGCGAACCTGTGTTTGCACACGGCTAGACTGCCCACGGTTATTCCAGGTCTTAGAAACCGGTGAACCACGTTTGCGCATACCCGACAAGGGTGGGGCTGGACCCGCTTTTAAATTCGCCGTCAACCGCGCTCTAGCGGGCTCAACAATTTGCTTCCACTCCGAACGCATAACCCGGGAAAGGTCGGGCTCAATCTTT